GTATTAGAAGGACTATTTGGTGCTGTAAATAAGGTAGTAACCACAACGGAACTTCAGGAGAAGGGAAAACTAGCTGAGCTCAAAATATATTGTTTGGTCTTACAACACGGTAAAACGGAACGTGAGTTTATAAAGAATAAAACCTATCAAGAAGAAATGGATTTTATAGTATCTAATGAAAAAAGAAATAAGTATATTAGAAACTTGGCCTCTGGCCTCCAAGGCAATACACTATGTTTGTTTCAATACGTAGAAAAACACGGAAAGGATTTGTATGAAGCTATTAAAGATAAAGCAAAAGATAAAAGAGTCTCTTTCGTCTATGGCGGAGTTGACGCCACAAGAAGGGAAACTATTAGAGAGCTTACAGAAAAGTCTGACAACGCTATTATCGTTGCGAGTTATGGGACTTTCAGTACCGGCATTAATATTAGGAATTTGCATAACATTATTTTTGCTAGTCCTAGTAAATCCAGGATAAGAAATTTACAATCAATTGGTCGTGGTTTACGATTAAAAGATAATAAAACACACGCAACTTTATATGATGTCGCAGATGATTTATCTTATAACGATAAAGAAAACTATACTCTGGCTCACTTTAGAGAACGGATAAATATTTACAGCGGTGAAGATTTTGATTATGAGATTCATAACGTAGAGATAAACAATGCACCAAAAAGTTAAACCAGAAACTAATATAAAAGTAATTAAGTTAATTAATGGTGATGACATAGTTTGTAATTTACCACAAAAAGAACTTCAATTACCAGACAATTCTCCTTTATTGAGATTAGAACGGCCATTACAAATTAAGTATGTGCCTCAAATTACCGCTACTGGTTTTAGAGATTACATAGCATTAATACGTTGGGTAAATTTCTCACCTGATAATGTTATTACTATACCAAAAGATAAGATTATGACTATCACAAAGGCAACCAAAGAAATGTCAACACAATATGGTATTATATCTAAAGAATATCACACGATACGGCCGCCTGAAAAGAAACAAGAGTCATATCAGAGAAAAGAATTTACTGCTGAAGAAAGTAGAAAAATAAGAGAAATATTTGAAGAGTTTGATGATGAAGATGATGGTAATAAAACTATCCATTAGTGTTCTTGAAAACGCTACACCGCTCATTATACAGAAAATTTTTCAATTGTCAAGTGTGAAACGAACATTGACTTTTTTAACAAAATAATATAATATGAGGATATTATGGCAATAAGAACAAAAGCAAAACCCGAACATTACGTTAACAACAAAGAATTCTTGGCCGCTATGGTGGAATACAAGAAAATGTGTAAACGTGCAAAGAGGGAAAAAAGAAACAAACCACCTGTCACCAATTACATAGGTGAATGTTTTTTAAAGATAGCGAATCACCTATCATATAGACCAAACTTTATTAACTATACTTACAGAGACGATATGATAAGTGATGGTATTGAGAATTGTTTACAATACCTAGACAACTTTGACCCCTCAAAATCAAACAATCCTTTTGCTTACTTTACACAAATTATATATTACGCTTTTGTTAGACGAATTCAAAAAGAAAAGAAACAAACTACTATTAAACAAAAAATGATTGCAGATTCTAATTATGATGATATGACCTTACAACCAGGTGAAGACAGAGAATTTAAAAATCAATTCACAGAATTTTTGAAACAAAATCTACCAAAAGAAGAAGACTCTAAATTAGTACCAAAGAAAAAGAAAACTAAAAAGAAGTAATGAAAATAGCGTTGTTAAATGATACTCACTTTGGTGTGAGAAATGATAGTCCGGCATTTATTAAATATCAAAATAGATTCTATGATGAACTATTTTTTCCTTACATAAAAGAAAATAATATTGATACACTTATTCATTTAGGTGATGTGGTAGATAGAAGAAAATTTATTAATCACAACACAGCACACAATTTCAAAAAAGTATTTTTTAATAAACTAGAAGAATTAAATATAGATACTCACATTATAATTGGTAACCACGACACTTATTATAAGAATACAAACGAAGTAAATGCTTTACAAAATTTAGATATTAATAAAGGTGCTAAGTTATATACTAAAACAACAGAGGTAGAGTTTGATGGTTTACCAATATTGTTTATACCTTGGATATGTGATGATAATGAAACTGATTCTGTTGAAAAGATTAAAAATAGTACCTCATCAATTGCAATGGGTCATTTAGAAGTAAAAGGTTTTGAAATGCATAACGGCCATTATAACGAACACGGTCAAGAAAAAGCAATGTTTAAAAGATTTGAAAAAGTTTTGTCTGGTCATTTTCATAAAAAGTCAGATGACGGACAGATATACTATCTAGGAACACAATACGAAATGACTTGGTCAGACTATATGTGTCCTAAAGGGTTTCATATTTTTGATACTCAAACAAGAGAGTTAACAAGAATACCAAATCCTATTAGAATGTTCAAGAAGATAGTATATAATGATAAAGAAAACAATTACGATAACTTTGATTTACAAGAGTATGATGAGTGCTTTGTAAAATTATTTGTATCTAATAAATCAGATAATGATATGTATGATAGATTGTTGGACAGAATATATAACGAGATTGATGTTCACGCTATTGATGTTATTGAAGATATGTCAGATGTAAATGTAACCGTAAGAAGTGATATACTTGAACAAGGAGAAGACACGTTAACATTTTTAGGAAACTATATTGACCAAGTTAATACAGACCTAGATAAACAAAAGTTAAAGACTTTTGCAAAAGAACTTTATAGTGAGGCAAGTGAATAATGAGTGAAGATAAAATAATAAAACCAGTAAGTGAACCTGTATTCGGTCCTTACTTGGCAAGATACAGAGTACACGAAGGACTTATAAAAGGATTAAAAGAAAGAGGAATGAAGGCAACACCAGGTAGTGGTAATAAAGAATTAGCTGGTGTATTAGATGACCAAAGAGGGTATAGTAAAGAAGATAAAGAATGGTTTGTAAAAGAATTTCAACCCTATATGTCTGCTTATTCAAGAGGTTCCTGTGCTCACGAGCAGAGAATGTGGGACCATAATTGGACAGATAAGTTTGAACTAATTGCTTTGTGGATTAATTATATGAAAGAAAATGAATACAATCCTCCACATACACATAACGGACAGGTAACTTGGGTGATATTTTTAGAAACACCTGATTTAGATAAAGAAAGAGACGAGTATGTAGGTAGAAGTGTAGGACCAGGTGCATTAACTTTTCATTATGGCGAAGCGTCTTTTCCAAAATGGAGTGTAAATCAACTTACTTATATTCCAAAACCTGGCGAAATGTGGATATTTCCTACTTTATTAGAGCATAGTGTTATACCTTTTAAAACTCCAGGTACAAGAGTAAGTGTATCAGGTAATTTAGTCTATATGCCACCACATATGGAATCAAGAGTTATGCCTGAAGAGTATGATAGGATGAAACCACAACCAATTAAATAATGATACTATTCAAAAGACTAACATATAAAAACTTTTTATCAAGTGGTAATTTACCTATTGTAATTAATCTTGATATGTCTCAAACTACATTAATTGTAGGAACTAATGGTTCTGGTAAATCAACCTTACTAGACGCATTATGTTTCGTGTTGTTTAATAGACCATTTAGAATTATTAAGAAAGAACAAATGGTCAATACTATTAACAATGGCGATTGTGTGGTTGAGGTAGATTTTGAAGTAGGTACCAAGAAATATAAAGTAAGAAGAGGCATTAAACCTAACTTATTTGAAATCTTTTGTGATGGCAAAAAATTAAATCAAGACGCCAACAATATAGATTATCAAAAGTACCTAGAACAAAATATAATGAAGTTAAATTATAGGTCTTTTATTCAAGTAGTATTATTAGGGTCATCATCATACGAGCCATTTATGAAGATGAAACCAAGATATAGAAGAGAAGTGGTTGAAGAGATACTTGATATCAGAGTTTTTGGTCTTATGGACTTAATTTTGCGTTCCCAACAAAGTGATTTACAAAAAAAGTTGACGGAGGTGAGGCACCAATGCGAACTAATAAAGACCAAGTATGAAACTGA